GTGCCATGACCCTTCCGCCTGGCCGCGAATCCGACCGACACGATCTTGTTTTGCTTTGATAGCCCGGAGAACACGCTGCCGAACGCTCTCGCGTCGTGCGGCACCAGGCCCAGCCGCTGGCAGTGATCGACGAGTTCCTCGCCCGTCATGGCACGGCCAGACTTCGTCAGGGCCTCGAGGATCGCCGCACGGGCCGCGCCGGTGTCGAAGCCGGCCACCCGCACGGCCTTCGCTGTGCAGGCCGCCGCGGGCTGCGAGAACAGCGGCAGTGCCGAGATCGCGTCGTCGGTAGACCATGACGCCGTCATGCCACCACCCCGCCGCGGCCCTCGACCGCATCGGCGATCAGGTCGACCGTCACGTCGGCCGGCGAGTCGCCGGCCTCCCATGCCGCGATGAGCTGCTTCACCACCGCAATCACTACCACGTCACTCGCCATTTGCAGACCTCCATGCCTCAAAAGAATCACTCGTGTACCGGACCCATCCTTGAGTTTGCCGCGTGACGTGCGGCGACCGGTCGGAGTCACTGGCTATCTGGCGGGAAGGTTCGCCACCCAGCCTCCGGCTGCGGAGTTACTTCGCGACCACCGCGTGCGCTCTCCCTGCGGCCGATGAAGAGGCAGCCGCTTGGTTACCGGCCGGGAGCGGCCGGAGTTTCGCGAGAACGTCTTGGAGGTTTGTTATCTGCTTCTGGATCTTGATTGCCGCCATCTCGTCAGCGGCTGCCACAGTTGGGAGGAAGCGATCCGACGACTCCAGGTCGTCGAGGTGCTTTCGCCTGACGTATGTCAAATCGCCGACGACGACCGTCTCGCCGCTGATTCGGTAGATTTCGCCGTTGGGGAAGACGTGGGTTTGGTACAGGGTTGCCATGTGGTTTTCCTTTTTCTGAAAAGTGGAATGAGTCAGAAGGGGATGTCGTCGCCGCTCGCACCGGTGGCCGCGTCCGCCTTTTGAGTGGCGGTGCGATTGGCTCGAGGAGCCGCGGCTGGCTTCGGGTCAGCGGCCCCCGTGCCGGTCGCAGGCATGAAGCCGTTGACGTAGACCCGCTGGTTACCGTCTTGGTCCAGCACCGGCTCGCCATCCTTGACCGCCCGCTTAGAGGAGATCGCGACGACCTGGCCGGCGATCGAGTCGTCGATCTCCGAATCCCACGCCCGGCCCAGGGCCGCGTTGAGATCCATCGCCGTCCGCTGGTCGCGTTTGTTGTCCGGTGACAGCCACTTCTCGACCTGGTCGTATGCGTCGGCCACGTCTCGAAACACAAGGACAGCAAACTCCTGGCCCGTCTTCTTGCTGGTCACGCTCTTGACCTTGACGATCTCCACGTCGTGATCGCCGTCCGGCAAAGTGCTGGCTGCAAAATCCTGGTCTGTGAACTTGTCGAACCTCACGTTGTCACCTCTGGTGTGTAGGGCTTGGTACTGATCTTCACGATCCGGTCGGCGTCGCCCACGAGGGCGTCGTCGATGATGGCCTTGGCACGGTTGAAGGAGACCGCACCACGCTTGAACGCGACCGCGGTGTCCTCGACGAGCTGCATGGCCGCCGCGTGGCGGGCCTCCTCGTCACGTTCGACCTGGTTCATGCTGGAACCTCCTGCGGTGAGAGTTCGTCGTGCTTGGCACCGATCAGCGATCGGAGGGTGTCGGCCTGCTCCGGCGTCAGCTTGCCGGCCGACTCCGCGGAGTCGACGGCGTCACCGACGGCTCCGAGCTGCTCGACCGAGTCGCAGTCGGCGATCCGGTCCCGCCAGCCCTTTGGCTTCGGTGTCGAGGCCGGGGCCGGCACGTCGGCGAACAGCGGGGCGAGGCCCTCGATGGTCATGGGCAGTTCCGGGGCGAGCCCGTAGCGGTTTTTGGCGTCAAAGGCCGCTGCCCGCTCGGTGTGCAGCACCCGCTCTTTGCCGCCCTTGGCCCGGGTGCGGCCATCCTCGCCCGCGACGAGTCGGGTCTTGTAGTTGGCGAACAGAATGCAATCCGCCCACTCCTTCACAAGCGGCCCGCTCTGTTTGGTCAGTTTCAGTTCAAACCGGTCGTAGCCCTCGTCCATGTCGGGGGGGCTGCACCGCTTGACGGTGGTGTGGCACACGATGACCACGTTGATGCCACGCTCCACGAGTGAGTCGCAGACCGTGAGGAAGCGACCGATCGCCTCCGCGACCATCGTGTAGCCTTTCCCAAATCCGAAGTCTTCGATGCTCCGCTTCTGGGCCTTGGAAAGAAGGTTCTCAATGAGGAGCCGCTCCAGCCAATCGCCGGAGTCGATCACGACCGTCTGGTATCCCTGCGAGTCGCGAGCCAGCTCGTGCAGGGTTCCCTCGGCCTCGAGGTAGTTCGTGATCGTCACCCGATCCACGTCGAGGTGGTTCGTGCCGTCCTCGGTGTCGAGCACCAGGGGTTTCGGGAACTGGCTGGCAAGTGTGCTTTTGCCGATTCCCTCGACGCCGTGAATGACGACCCGCTTTGCCGTCTGCCGCTTTCCCTTCGTGATCTTCATACTGTTATTCCCTCTTGTCGTGCCCACTCTTCCAACTGCCTCACGGCCGTGCGGACCATCCGCACGTCACCGTCAAAACTCCTGCTATAGCCCTCGACCGCACTGACACTCGTGAGCATCAATCGTGCGGCCCGGAGCAACTTCAACGCCCGGCAAATGCCCAGCGAGTGGCGGCCGTCCGCCGCTTTCACGCTGGCTCTCTTCGGATCGATTCCACTTGTCATTGATGACCTCCAGTTCGCTTCGTCTGATTGAGATGTGGGCTGGTGCTTCGATGCCCAGCTTGACCATTGGCCGACCGCCGCCCGCTCCGCGGATCTCCCGCACCACCACGACTACGTCCGGACCGATCTGGATTCGGTCTCCGAGGTAGCGATTAAGATTCAGCACGACGGCTCCGTTTCGTTGCCGCTTTGCCAGCCTTGGCTCGGCGGGGTGGTTCCTGTTCACGCCCGGCTCCGCCGGACTCCGTTCCGGCGTGATCCGTCACGCCGGCATCCTGGTTGCTGGTGGCCGCGGTGATTGCACCGCCGTGCCACGGTTTTCCCGTACGGTTCTGCCGCAGTCGCACCTCGGAGAGCCTTCGCAGAGCCTCCGGCTCCCCGCAAAGAAGGTCCGCCATCCGGTCGGCGATAGCCTCCAGGTCGGCGATCGCCTCGCGTGTCGAGTCGTAGATCACCTCAAGATCACCGGCGATCAGCCGCTGCTCGATGTCCATGTCGATCGTCTCGTTGAGCGGCAGTCGCCGCGTGCAGACGATTGCGGCGGTCGCCATCCGAACCCGTAGGGTGCGCACGACCTCGCCTACCTCCCCCGCGGCACTCCGTAGAGATTCCGCACGTTCACCGGAGCTGCATCCGGCGGGAGGTAGTCGCACCGTTGAACCCGACGCCGAAACTCCTCGTCCGGCGACCAACTCATCTGAATCGCAGTCGTGAGCAACTGGATGGTCGGCTCGGTCGGGTCGGCTTGGTCTCTTTCTCGGTCCTGGTATCGCTGAGTCGTGTCCATTGCGGCTTGCTCTCGTTCTGAGGGACGCCGATGCTGCGGTTTTGCGTGTCATGGCGCGTCCCTCGCCTGTCGTTCCTGCCGATCACCGTGATCGGCCGCTGGTTCTCTTGTGTGGGGGTACTGTACCGATGTTCAGATACCCGTCAAACGATTTTCTGCGTCGTGTAGCTCGTCGATTCTTTGAAGTGGGGGAGTGGAAATCTGAAGCCACTCGGTCGTTGGTACGAGTGCGTATCAACGATGTGAGGAAAGATACGCAATCGTGTAAACGTGTCAAGCGTATTTTCTTGAAAGAGAGAAATCGCTTGAGAAGCCGCGTAAATCAGCCGGGGCGGAATCCGCCTCGCTTGCGGCCCGTCACTCTCGGCACCTTCGCCAGCGTCTTGATCTCGGCCTCGTCAAAGACTCGAGCGTTGGCGGCTATGTGCTCACTCCAAAGCATCCCATCCAGCGCCATGCGGCGAAGTCGCCCCATGCTGATGCCGAGAATCTTCGCGGCCTCGCGGGTGCTGATGAGTTTGCGGTTGGTTTGGATTGCCATCACCATGCCCTGATAGTATCGCAAGCGTATGAAGAGTCAAACTGTCCAATCCGCCCGACCAGCTCGACCAGCAAATCCGGCCCAGCCGTTTGCTTCGGCTGGGCCGGTCTGCGAGAGTTGAAGTGGCCGGGCGAGAGTTGCAGTGGAGGCGAGGGGAGTCGAATACCCCAAAGGGGTGATGTACTAGCGTCCAGTAATCAGTCAGACTGCCCGGCATCACAACAGGGAGATGCCATGACGCGAGGGATGCCAGTCAGGGAGTTAACGACGAGATACG